GTAATACTGCTCTAAAACTCTTAAATGCTACTTCTGGACAACATGTTGAGGTAACGGCCAAATCAATTAAGCAATTAACAATTCAAACAAACTTAACAAAAGTAGCTACTCAAAATTTCACTGACATGAAAACACAAATGCTTGATTCACTAAGAGCACAAGTGGAATTCATTCGGTTAAATGGTGGTAGTGAAGAACAAGTTAAATCGTTGAGTAAGGTAATTCAGGCATATTCTTTAAATCAAATTTCAGCAACTGATGCTGTGAGTAAGTTCAACAGTACCGCCAAAGTTCCGGTTGATAACATTAAGAAATTGCAAGAATATGCCATTAAAACGGATCAGTCTAAAATTGCGTTAAATCAGGCTAATGCTGAGCTGAAGAAACAAAACGACTTGCGTAATGAGTACCTAAAACAACATCAAACTGTACTTGGTGCTCAACAAGGAGAAACAAATGAATTAAATAACCAAGTCGCTGCACAAGAAAAGCTTAATAAATTACGAGACAATGCCAACAAAGATAATCTGAAAAATGATTTTCTTATAAAAAACACTAAGGCATTTGGTGGTGGCGAAAAGGGTCTTGATAAGGCGCGTGCGGCATCAGAGTTTTATACCGACAATAAAATTCCGATGACTAGAAGTTTAACTGGTCAGGAATATGCAATTTTTGAGGCTTGGTATAAGAAGCAGAAGGAAGTCAAGGACTTACAAGAAAGTATTACCGAATCTAGCAGAAAGCAAACAAAAGAGGTTGAAAAACAAACCAAAGAGTCTGCCAAACAAGCTGTTCTACTTGCGGGGAATAATGAGCGAGTGAGAAATATGCTTCGGGTTTACCAATCCTTCCGTAATGCAGGCTTAGGCGATAAACAAGCTCGTGTAATGACAGCTCAAGTTGGACGAGAGACTGATTTTAGAAATGAGGCAATGTTTGGTAGTCACAAAGATGCCAATAATGGTTATACCAACACAGGATTTTTATCATGGCAAAAAAGTCGCTCAACTAAATTAATGCAGTCTTTACAAGGGCAAGGAGTCTTGGATAAAAACGGTAAAATCCAGCAAACTCAAGATGCATTGGATGCAATGGCTAAACATGCTGTGCAAGAGGCGATGACCGATAAAAGTTATAGTAAATCTAAAGCAGCTCTTCTTAATGACGATTTAGACTATCGAAGTTTAGAGAGAATCGTTGCCAAAAATTTTGTTGGCTGGGACTATGACGGGAAAAAGCTTGGCAAAGCTAAAGCTTCACAGCATTTAGCCAAACAAGACTCTTACTATAATCAGCTTAGTAAAATTTTAGGGGATAACCCCGAAGCAGCCTCAAAAGCAATCGGCGATCTTTCAAAGTTTGAAGATGAAGCATATAAGGCACGTGCTAAAACTCTTGAGGAAGTTAAGCAGCTACAGGCAACATATGACTCAGAAACAGTTGCTAGAAGCAAAAAACGTGAGGAGGAAATCAACAAAGCAACCATTTTAGGTCAATCAAATTTAATCCCAAAAATTAATGAGCGTTATGATGCTGAAGACAAGTTAGCTCAGAAGCAATTTGATTTTGAAGTAAATGGTTATAAGTGGACTGAAGAACAAAAGCTTGATTACACATATGAAACTAATTCTTTGCGATTAGTTGCTGAAGGCAAACTCTCTGAAGATCAAAGAAAGGTTGCTTTAGATGGCCTGAAATTGCAAAAGCAGCAAGAACTTGAGCTTATAGAGTTGGCTCGTGAAAAACAGTTACTTGAGGCGAAAAGCTCATACATGGGCGAGACTGAGCTAGCAGTAAGGCGGTATCAAGCCGAGTTAAAAGAGATTGAAAAAGTTAGAGATGCCAAACTAAAAGCTGGGTTGCTTAGCGCTAATAATATGGGGCAATTTCAGACTTTAGATAGCGCATCAGATAAGGTTTTTCAGAGCGGTTTTAATGCTTCACAACAAGTATTTCAACAAAATGACCCGCGAGAGTATGCTCAATGGGATTTGCAAAATCGGTATTCAACTGATGCAGGAGGGCTATTAAATACATATATAGACCAAATTAATGGTATTAATCTAATTGCTGATGAGGAACAGAGGAACTCGCAATTATTGGCAGCGCGAGAGCAATATTTACAATCCAGAAAAGCACTGGATGAAAAATATGCTCAAGATGAACGGGACCTGAATAGCTCACTTTTTGAAACCCAATTGGGGCAACTTGGTAGCTTAACAAGTCAGCTTAGTGGCTACTGGTCAAATATGACTGGAATTGTTAAAAATGCAGCGGGCGAGCAATCTGGTATATACAAGGGCATGTATATAGCACAGCAAGCATTCGCAATTGGCTCAGCCACAATTAGCGCGTTACAGGCGTATAACCAGATTCTAGCAAGTCCGTGGTATTTGGATGTAATTAGCAAATCAACAGCAGCCAACCTTGTGCTTGGGATGGGGATGGCGAATGTTGGTCTGATCGCTGGACAAACTATAGCCGGCTTCTCTGATGGCGGCTATACAGGAAATGGGCTTAAACATACTCCAGCAGGGATTGTGCATAAAGGTGAGGTTGTTTGGTCGCAAGAAGATATTAAACGCTGGGGTGGAGTTGGTTTAGTTGAGAAAATGCGTAAGAGTGCAAACCCTGAAGCATTTATCAATAATCATGCTACTAACAATACTTCAGTTGAAAATGTCTTTAATCGTTCTTTCCTCAGTTCAAAAGCATTTAATGACAACAAGTCGACTTCAAATATATCTAACCTTTCAAACTCAAAAGTTCTAAATAGTAATGTTTCAAACAGTACCGTGCAGAATGCTGAGAAAGAATTGCTGAAAGAAGTTTCTATCTTCAAAGACAATGGTTTTGCAGATGGAGGATATACAGGCAAAGGTAAGAAATATGAGATTGCTGGTGCCGTGCATAAAGGAGAAATTGTTTGGTCCCAAGATGATATTAAAAAATGGGGTGGTGTTGATAAAGTTGAACAGATGAGAAGGGCGACAAGTCCAGAATCATTTGTTTCTAACTATGCTCAAAACCATAGCACTTTTGAGAGTATCTTGAATCGGGCCAACCAGAGCTCTAGGATTTTTAACCAGAGCAAAGAAATCTCGAACATCTTTAATCAACCGGTTCATGATGGCCAGATAATTTATAAGGGCAATAGCAACGTGCCTACTTCAGCAACTTCTGATCTATACCACGATGGCAAGGTCTACTTCTCATCCAATGGTTTAGTTCAGGATCGATCAAATCTTGACGATGTTCAAGACTTCACGATGGGTCAAGCTGCTCGACCTCAAGCTGAGATTATGCCTTCAATTGAACCTTCTACACCTACTATCAATTTTAAGATTGAAGTGATTAATCAGGTGAATGGAGCAACAGTTGAAGCTGAACAACTGGATGAGCAAACAGTCCGGATCATTGTTAAAGATGAACTGGATAAGCAGCTTCCAAGAACGGTACCGAAGCTTGTAAGTGATCAAATTGGGAATCCAAACTCAACCATTAGTCGGTCTTTGACTAAGAATACCACTGTAAGGCGTAACCGTTAATTTAAAAGCTACCTTTAGAGGTAGCTTTTTTAAATAAATTAGGACAAAATTTCAAAAAATTGGTGAATATTCTTATGCTTCCTCCAGTTCCTAAAACTAAGTCATCAGAAGTAACCGATATTATTAACTCTGCTGTTCTTACTGGATCGATAAGTGAATTTCAGTATTTTAGATGCAAACGGTTGCTTAATGATATTAAAGAAACTGAGCCACTAGATTGGTTTTTATTAAGCAACAGTATTATTGAAATGTATTTTGATAATCCTATTCTTGCGCATCAATACGCTCGAGAAGTACTGAAAATTAGCAATAGTGTATCAATTTTATCGAATCTTTATTTTGTTTTTCTTAGCTCAGTAGATTTTTCTAGTGCTAATGAAAATATTGATAAAATTATAAGTTTGTGTAGTAAACAAAATTTACCCTTAGAAAGTTTTATTCCTATTGACTTCAAACCTATAACTTATTTTCTAGATGGAATTTTAAATGATGATTTAAATTATTATAAAAGATTTAAAAAGGAAGACTTTAATGAATTTATTCAGTTTTTTGAAATTAAAAATAAACTAGAAATTGATTCTAGAGTCTTGAAACATATCGGTTCAATTCTTTTTAAATGTTTTAACTCAAGGAATGTTCGGTGCCGAAAATATGAATATAGTTTTATTGATGATGAATTTTTAATATTGCTTTATGTCGATAGAAGTTTTGATGAGATTGACGCTATGAATTCAGAAATATTTAGTAAATGCTATGATGAGGGTTTAATTGATGAACTGAATAAACTTTCATATTTTATTATTCCTTATGAAGTGGGCGTGGATTGAAAAATGGCTACTACAGATACACTAAATTACTGTTATGAGCTGTTAGGTAATTCTACAAAATATGATGAATGTCACAAAAGGAATATTATAGGGCGTGCTTATTACCATGCTTTTTATGAAGTCCGACATCATTTAGAACAACGACTATTATGGCCAGTAACAAAGACAAAATGTGGAGCTCATGAAAAAGTCTATAGCAGACTTAGTGGGTACCCTGCGGGTTCAACGTCTGAAATGATTCAGAAAAGAGCTGCGGAAATCAAAAATCGAATACAAAAATTAAAGAGGTTTAGAACAACAGCTGACTATCATCTTCATCTAACGATTTCAAATCAATTAATAAACTATATTTTACATGAATCTAGTCAGATATCTGAAGAAATATCAAAACTTTAGTTGTTAAAGATAATTTTATACCGACCCATTATGAGGTCGGTTTTTTATTACCTGAAGGAAAGTTATGTACAAGTTAAAGCTAAATCCTCAGACCAGCGGCTATGGCGTAACACCGGGTGATGATGTAAAGCGTCAACAAATGGATGGTGGGCGTGGACGCTATTACATCGATGTGAAACGTAATAGCCACATTGTTGATGTGAACTGGAATTTAAGTAAAACAGATTTCAATAAAATGATGGCGTTCTGGCGGGTCTACCAGAATAAGCCAGCTTCATTTTATGCGGATCTGGTGATTGATCAGGGAGCACGGCAGCAATATCTATGCAATTTCATTCCAAACTCTTTCAAGACCAATGAAGTCAACGGCAACCTTTACCGGGTAAATGCGCAGCTCGAG